CTTTCATTACTGGTCTGTCTGGAAATGGTAAGACTGTTTCTGTCGAACAGGCATGTGCTCAACTTGGTCGTGAATTGATTCGTGTAAACATTACTATTGAAACTGATGAAGACGATCTTATTGGTGGGTTTCGCCTTGTCGATGGGTCAACTGTTTGGCATAACGGACCTGTCATTGAAGCACTCGAACGAGGAGCAGTCCTGCTACTCGATGAGATTGACCTTGCTAGCAACAAAATCCTTTGCCTCCAATCCATCCTTGAAGGGAGCGGTGTGTTTCTGAAAAAGATTGGCAAGTTTGTCAAACCTGCTCCTGGTTTCACTGTTATTGCTACTGCTAACACTAAAGGCAAAGGTAGTGATGATGGTCGATTCATTGGCACTAATGTGCTTAACGAAGCATTCCTTGAGCGTTTCCCTGTTACCTTCGAGCAGTCCTATCCTTCTGCCAAGATTGAATCTGCTATCCTAAAGAAAGTTTCTGAGTCTCTTGAATGCTACGATGCTGACTTTGTTGAGCGTCTAGTTTCCTGGGGTGAGATTATTCGCAAGACTTTCTTTGATGGTGGTGTCGATGAAATCATTTCCACTCGTCGCCTGGTGCATGTTATTCGTGCCTACTCAATCTTCGGCAAACGTATGAAAGCAATCGAAGTTTGTGTCAATCGTTTCGATGATGAAACAAAGCAATCATTCTTGGAATTGTATGCTAAAATTGATGCAACAGTAACTACCAACGAAACTGCCGATGCTGAATGACCTTCCTCGCCACACCCTCATCCGTAAGAAAGATGGGGGTCTTTTTTTGACTAAGTGTAAAATCAACCAATTACTTTCAGGAAAAGAAGTTGCTTGTTACTTGGGGCACAAGTATAATGACGAGGAGATGCTTGACTATGAGCCCTCAACATGCTATATTGATAACATTGACCACATTGTAAATTATGAATCAGAATCATTGGAAGTATGATGAAGAGCGTATTCTTAATGAATTGAAAGAATACATTTCTTCTACCTATAGTCAGCACTATTCTGCTGGCACAGATAAAATTCAAACCCTTGACTTGATTGAAGCGTGTGGTGACGGGGAAGCATTCTGTCGGAGTAACATCCTGAAGTATGCATCTCGTTACGATAAGAAAGGCACTGCTCGCATGGACATCATCAAGGTCCTACACTATGCTGTGCTTCTTATGCACTTCAATGACAAAAACGCTATCCGTGAAGATTACCACCAATGAGTACTATTGCCCTTTCAAAAACCACAATCGACATTCTCAAAAACTTCTCTACAATCAATACATCGATTGTTATCAAGGAGGGCAACGTCCTACGCACAATTAGTAACGAGGAGAATATCCTTGCTACTGCTACTGTTGAGGAAACGTTTCCCCAAACCTTTGCTATCTATGACCTGACACAATTCCTTTCAGGTCTCACACTCTTTCATAACCCTAGTCTGGTATTTGACAATGATGATTATCTGATTATCAAGTCTGGTCGCTCCCGAGTTAAGTATTACTTCAGCGACCCTGAGATTACTCTCAAGACAGCACCTGACAAGAAAGTAAACTATCCTGGGTCTGATGTTACTTTCTCTCTGTCTGCTAGTGACCTGTCATCTCTCAACAAAGCATCCAACGTGTATAGGTTGCCTGACTTCACGATTGAGACAGACGATGAGATTCTTCTGACTGTCCGTGACCTTGAGAATGATACCTCTCACGTTTATGACATTACTGTCAAAGGTGAGTTTGAAGGAAACCATGACCTTCACTTGAAAGTTGAAAACCTTCGACTGATGCAAGGCGATTATAATGTAGGTGCTTCCAAGCATCTGATTACAGAGTGGAAACATTCTGACCTTGACCTTACTTACTATATTGCACTTGAGCCTTGATGAAAAACTTTTTGTGGGTGGAGGAGTATCGTCCTCATACTATTGAAGACTGTATCCTCCCTAATTCGTTAAAGAAAGTATTTACTGGATTTGTTGAGCAAGGAGAGATTGCTAATCTCCTTCTCTCTGGTCCTCCTGGTGTCGGTAAAACTACAGTTGCTAAGGCACTCTGCGAAGAGTTAGGTCTTAGTTATATTGTCATTAACGGTAGTGACGAAGGTCGCTTCCTAGACACCATTCGCACTAAAGTCCGTAACTTCGCTACTACTAAATCTTTGATTGGTGGTGGTGCTCATAAAGTTGTCATCATCGATGAGGCGGACAATACAACTCATGATGTGCAACTTTCTCTTCGCACATTCGTGGAAGAGTATCATAGCAACTGTCGCTTTATCTTCACCTGTAATTTTATCAACAAGATTGCAGAACCACTGCACTCTCGATGCACCGTCGTTGACTTCCGAATTAAGCAGGCGGAGCAGCAACGCCTTCAGGCACAATTCTTTGACCGCTTGAAGGGCATCCTAGACGCCTCTGGTGTGGCGTATGAAGACAAAGTGGTGGTCAAACTCATTCAGCGTTACTACCCCGACTGGCGGCGTCTCCTGAATGAGGCACAGCGTCACTCTGCTGGTGGGTCTCTAGATTCTGCTGTGCTCTGTGACATTGCCGATGTTAATCTAGATGAATTGATTCGTGCAATGAAGAATAAAGAGTTTACTACCGTGCGTAAGTGGGTGGTAAACAACATGGACAGTGACCCTAATATCATCATGCGTAAGGTGTATGATTCTCTCACTGAGTTTATTGAAGGGTCTACTATTCCTCCTGCTGTCCTGGTGCTTGCTAAGTATCAGTATCAAGTTGCTTTTGTTGCTGACCAGGAGATTAACTTGCTTGCTTGTCTTACTGAATTGATGGTGGAGTGTAAGTTTAAATGAAATCTTTGAAAACCCCTCTTCGTTATCCAGGTGGTAAATCTCGTGCTTGTGTAAAACTGGCAGAGTATCTTCCTGACATGAAAAACTTCAAGGAGTTTAGAGAGCCTTTTCTTGGTGGTGGTAGTGTAGCACTATACATGACTAAGCAATATCCTCACCTAAACATTTGGGTGAATGATTTGTATGAGCCTCTTTATAACTTTTGGAAAGAGTTGCAGCACAATGGTCAGGCACTTGCTGAGCAACTGAAGCAATATAAGATTGATAACCCAACTCCTGACACTGCCCAAAATCTTTTTCTAGAGTCAAAGGAGATTGTCAATGAAGATTCCGTTTCCAATTTACTTCGTGCTTGTAGTTTCTACGTTATTAACAAGTGCTCTTTTTCTGGTCTCACTGAATCCTCATCCTTTTCACAACAGGCATCCGAGTCTAACTTCTCAATGCGAGGAATCGAAAAACTCCCAGAATACTCAGAATTAATTAAAGATTGGAGAATTACAAATGCAAGTTACCAGGAGTTACTCACCGACGCTAGAGACGTATTCACCTACCTTGACCCCC